CCGCAAGAGCGTCTGATATTGGTAGAGGTGGCGAATCTGCGTTTGGCTCAAGAGCAAGGCTGGGAGCTACAGAAAGACAAGAAGCGCTAGGAAGAGGTTTAGGTGAGGCTTTGGGTGGCATAAGAAGCAGAGGTTTTCAACAAGCACAACAAAGAGCTTTGGGTGAGTTTGGTAGACAGCAACAAGCAATGACAGGATTAGGTGGCAGTTTGGCCAATGTAGCCGGACAAAGAGCTGCGGGTATGAGAGGTCTTGGTTCTACTTTAGCCGGTTATGGACAAGCAGGACAGCAAGGTTTATTTAGCGCAGGAAGCGCCATGTCTAATCTTGGAACACAGGCACAACAAGCTGCACAGGCAGACATACAAAGAACAATAGGCATAGGCGGTCTTACACAAGGTCAACAACAAGCACAACTAGATGCTGCTAGAGCCAATGCAATGCAACAACAAATGGCTCCGTTACAACAAATGCAATCATTACTGCCGTTTG